TGCGGATATTCTTGCGGATTTGTTCTCTTTCAATCTCACGACCCATTTCAAGCAATTCATTACAAGTTCTAATCACTTGCGTATCATACTCTTCTTGAAGTCGTCTTTCTTCCTCTTTTTGCTTTTCTAACTGATGAGCTAGAAACCCTGCGCTGATAAATCCTAAAATCACTGCACCAGTTCCTAAAAGCTGGCTAATTAGTGGTGGTTCGTACATTTTTTCTCTCCTATACTCCGAATTGTTTTTCTTTCTTGATATTCTCAAGCATTTCTGATAAAGTTTCTTTCTTCGTACGATAGCGATTACGACTTTTCCATTTGACGAACATGCGAAATCCTTCGTAATCGATAAATACAATCTTATGAGTTGGGTTATCGATGAATTGCTTGAAGTCTGGATGTTCTCGCATTTCACCCGCCCAGACTTTTGCAGTCCCTGGAGTCAATCCTTCCCACCTCTGACAAAGATGCTTGTAATCACCATGCGTAGCTTTCTCGTCCACATCAACTGGCTTATAAGTAATTTCTGTTTTCGGCATGCATTTTCCTCTCTTTCATGTTATAATCATGTTGAATATTTAAGTATGCGCCTGATTGCCGTCAGGTGCTTTTTTGTTTTATCTAAATTCATCCAAGCTGACTTCCAGTGCATCAGCGATTTTCTTAACTGTGTCAAAGTACAAATCTTTCACCACTCCATCCCTTAAACGATAGATTCCAGCTGTACCAACACCAGCTTTTAAACAAAGTTTATAAACTGTCCAATTTTTCTCTGAAAGTTTTTCATCTATTTTTTCCCAGAGCATGATTGTTTCCTCCTTATCTGACTTTATTTTTATAGTTTTTATTCCTTTGTATGCATTTACTACATATTGTGTCTTTTTGCAACCTTATCTTCCATAAAGCACCATATATTGACAAACATTGTTTTTAAGAATATAATATAATTACGATTATCCGATAAAATAACTTTATAAAATGACCAGGAGGCCCCTTATGAATATTATCGACCCAAATGATCCACATTTTGCCTCTCTCCCAATTTCTCATGAAACAGGAGATGCTCTTGCTAAACCTATCGCTACCTCTATAGGAGAAGCTAGTAAAACTCTACTAGATGGAATCTTCCATCTTGCATTAGATCCAGTGAGAAGATTTAACATTCAGCGTGAAGCAGATTTAGAACGATTTAAGCAAGAAATACAATATTCTGTAAAAAATGTACCAGAAGAGTTCCACGACGATTCAAAAATCGGACTAATACTAAAAGCAATTGAAGATTCCAGATATCAGTTAAACGATGAAGAAATTCGTAATATGTTTACAAAACTAATTACTTCTACCATCGATTGTCGAACCAATTCCAGCATAAGTCCTAAATATAGTTCAATCATTGCTGATATGACAGCTCCAGAAGCAAAGTTATTAAAAGATATCTATTTCAATACAGGCTCTATCGTTCCTCTAGCTAGTTTGAAAATAGAAGATAAATCTGACTATTCTTCAAGAAGTTTAGGGCAAGATTATTTATTATTTGATAATTATTCAGATGATCAAAAAATGTTAGATTTATCATTACTTGAAAGCTCGAATTTAATAAGGTTTCATAGAAAAGAACAATTAGTACACCCACACTTCACGAATATTATAAATACTTTCACAAACACTTTCCCAAACAATCTAAATGAATTATTCCCTAATTTACCCGACAACGAAGAAGTTGTATTTGAACATTCTTACTACTCTTTAACCGAAATCGGAGAATCTTTTTGTAAAATAGTTTTTAATTGAAGATAAACAAGAACCCTGTCTTCAATTTTCTTTAGTTCCTTGGCTAAATAGCGACTATAAAGATTTAAGAAAATGAAAGTTATTAGCACATTTGTCAAAATCGTCAAAACAAATACCATCATCCGTCTTCTCCCTCCTTTCCAAATATCCTATTGGTCTCATTTCGTTTCTCCTTTGTATTTATTTTTCTACCCTCTCTTTTATTTATTAAGAGAAGTAGGACTTGTTGTTAATTAATATTTATTGTTATTTAATACTTGTTGTTAGTTAATATTTATTAGTGCCCAAAATCTGACATCTCACTTTCTGACATCTCACTTTCTGACATCTCACTTTTTGGAATGTCAGAATTATAATTCATAGATGCCTTTTTGATAGACATGTTTAATCTCTGTTTCATAATATCGAATTGGAAATCAGATATTTTTACATCTGAAAAGAATCTGAATATATGACTCCCTCCATTTCCGGGAGGTTTTTTTCTGATTTTTCGCAAATATCCAGCCTCTTCAAAGATTTTGAAATACTTATCAATTGTCTTCCGGTTAACACCTTTTCGTTTAGCTATTTCATCTGGATAGACTTGCCAGTTAGGGTGGTTAGCTAGGACAACCATCATAATACCAACAGCTGTAAAGTCCAGTTTTGGATCGTTGATAAAACTATTACTAACAGCTGTATAATTTTCAGTCGCATTCTTGAAAGATAAATTGACAATCTAAATTTTTAAAGTTTGTCATACAATCTCCTTTCTCTTCGCTTATTTCAATCACTTTCGTCCTTTTCTAACCTGTTAGACATTCCTGATTAAGGAACTTGTTGATAAAGTACTGCTGTCCTTTGCCTGTGACCTTAGTTGTTGTGTTGACTGTTGTATGACCGTCGGCATGGTTGATATTTGTCTTTTTTAATTCAAACAGACCTAACTGCATGCTTTTTTGTGTTGGTTGGTTCCAAGACTCTCCACGACGACTAATTAGGTAGCCGTTAGAGCGTAACCACTGGAAGAGCTTGTTTTGACCAATGTCAATCCCATTCTGTTTCAGAATTTTAGCTAGTTCACCGATTAGACAAGATGACTTACTTGCACTCACTGCGTCGGCAAAGAGGACTTTGGGTTTGTCCGCTTCAATCTGCGTCTCCAGTTTATGAATCTTCTTATCAGCCATGAGCAAGGCTCGTGCCATAATCTTCTCAGGACTGTTGAAGTCCTTTTCTACTTGGATGAAGTACTGTCTGACTTCTTTTCCTTTGTCGGTTCGCTGAATCATGGCGATTTCTTTAGCCATGTCTAGCTTGATGATGTGGTCAGTCATATCTTGCAGACCTCCAGGGGTCGGACATTTTTGGGTCACCCTTGCGAAATCCTGATTTTCTTCAAAACCATACTCCGCCATTCTTCCAAACCATTTTCTATATTCTGTTTTAACTCCCAATGCCTCATGCAACTGACGACCAGATACAATTGGCTCATGATTGTCATTCACAGTCACTTTAATAATTTCGTTCATGTTTTTCCTCCTACTCAATCCCGTAATCTTCAATAACCTGAAGAATGAAACTGTTGGCTCGTGGTCCCTTCGTCGTCCCACTCAGAATATTTGTTACTTCCTGTCGCTTAAAGCCGTATGCAACTGCTAGAGTTGCTTTTTTAATGCCCTTATCTTTTAAGAAAGCATTAACTCTTTCACGACCGTTTGTGATATCTGGCATATAAATTTTTCCTTTCAATCTTAACTTGTCCAAGCTGACTTCCAGTGCATCAGCGATTTTGCACATATTCGTCCACGACATCTCTTTTAATCTTCCAGCCTTTAGGTTAGAAAAATTAGATGGATGGACACCCGATTCCTTAGCTAAACGATACATCGACCAGCCTTTTATTTTTAATTGTTTTTCAATTTCATCCCACATCTAAAACACCATATGTTGTGCTTTTTTAACGCATTACATCCTTTTTATACTATATGTTGACAACAAAACATGTTTGAGTTATAATATATTTCGACTAAAACGATTTGATAAGACCTTTCCAACTCCTTATGAAAATCGCAAGTCAAATAATTAAGAAAGGAGGATTGCTTATGGCAAAAAATACCAAGCAGACCTCTGCTAAAGTCGCCACCAAAGCAAGCAAGGCTCTTCGCGACGGACGTTCTTCTGCTCGAACAAAGTCTATCGCTGGATCGGCGCTTTCACAGACTCGTAAAAAGTAATACGATATAGTCTGAGTTTAAAATATAGCTTTTTCCTTTTTCAGAAACTTTTATAAGATTCTGGTTTGGGAAAAGCTTTTTTATTTCTTCAGGAACTTCTTGAATATCGCACTCCCCGAAAGAAATTTCTGAATCTATCGTTGTAATTCCACTGACTTTTATGTCCCTTCCCTCCTTTTTTCAAAAAATAAAAATGCCCTATCTAACTGATAGAGCATGTGATATAATAGTGACGGCACTAACGATATAGCCTCTGAAAGGAGGTGAGTCCCATTGGAATTACTTTTCACACTTATCCTTGCCCCGCTCTTGGTCAATTTAGCAACTAAATTGATCAGCGACTGGCTGGATAGCAAGCAGGACAAGGACAAACGTTAGTGTCCAGCCCACAAAAAAATCCCCTGGTATTTGCGGTACTAGGGGATTTGTGTTCCATTGGAACTACTTTTCAATTCCCCTATATTATCTCATATCTATTTTCAGTTGTCAAAGAAAACCTCTAACAAGCTGAACTATAAATGTGGTATAATAGTGACGGCACATCTGCCTTAGAAGGGAGGTGGAGCCTATGGTAGATTACATCTTCACAAATATTATTCTACCCTTGGTGGTCGGTATCGTCCTGATAGTCATCGAAAAATGGCTAAACAAGAAATAGCGACCAACCCACCTTTCTAGCGTAGACTAGAAAAAGCCCTTGCTTTTGTGGTTATCAGCAGGGGCTTTTTTGTAGTTATAGTAGACTACATCTTCACTTCTCCCCTATTATCTCACATGCTCTATTCAATTGTCAAGGAACAAGTAAACAAGAAACAACTAAAATTTTAACTATTTTTCTGCATTACGCTTGACAACTAACACCAAATCGGCTAAAATGAAAGCATAATAAAAACACTAATAAATCTATAAATACCGTTCGCTAAAACATTTTTTATAATTTATTTTCTTAGTTGTTTTTTTAGTTGTAACTTACTTACAAAAAACATTTTACACCTTTTGGGATAATTAGTCAACATTTTTACACCAAATTTGTTAAATATTTTTTGTAATGTCTTAGAAAGGTTGATTTAACAATGTTTGAGACATTTGAAAAAATAAAAGAATTGGCAAAAAAGCGTGGAAAATCTCTTGGACAAGTCGAAGAAGACTTAGGTTATGGCAGAAATACACTGTATAAGATAAAAAACTCTACGCCAAATGCTGAACGTATAGCAGAAATTGCTAACTACTTCAACGTATCCACAGACTACCTGCTCGGACGAACGGATAATCCGACTATTGCAAAGGATACCGTTACTACTCCAGACGGCCGTGTAGTTGACCTATCCAATCTTCGCGAACGTGTTGTTCTGTTCGACGGTAAGCCACTCTCTGACGATGATGTGGACAAGATTGCTCAAATCATTAAACTCTCTTTGGGGGTATCGGATATTGAAAGTAAATGAACTCTTAGACGAATACCAAGTCACACTCTATCTCTTCCCTGAAACCATGTGGGAGCGTAGAGGCTTCTATTTCCCCGATGAGCGCATTATTTACGTCAATGGGGATTTACCTCTAGAGGAGCGAGAAAAGGTTATCCTGCACGAATTGGGGCATATAAACCACAATCCAGCACATTACAAGCGATTGCTATACAAATACGAGAACGAAGCAGACCGCTTCATGATTAGACATCTCATCTCTGAAGAACTCGCACAGTACGAAGTATCAGACTTCAACTGGCTCCAATTTGCTGAAAGACACAAGATTTCGACAACTTGGGGTGAAGATATGATTCAGGAAGAGTTTAAGAATATTGTAGGAGTGTAAATATGGTCTATATCAAAGAACTTAAAATAAAAGATTTCAGGTTGATAAAAGAGTTGTCTTTTCAACCATCAAATTACGTTAATATAATTTCAGGAAAAAACGGAACTGGAAAATCTACAATTCTTGGAATGATTGCCCAAGGTTTTTCATATAATAATAAAGTCATTGAATTTATTTCTCCAGAGTGTCAAGAACTTAATAAAACAAAATTTTCTAAATTAGACCGTGACCAAGATTCAGAACTTATAACTGAGTATAATTCCATTCTTACTCATTTTGGTAAACCATTTGAATCCTCTTCAAATGAACATTTTAAACTGTCTGAAAAAGATATTAGAGAAACCGAACATATCAATATAACTTTAGATAATAATGAACACTTCAAACTTAAAACTACTAATCATAAAGACAGAATCTTGCCTCGTTTTGTAACTAGACGGGATAATAATGAATCCGCCAATTATATCCATCCTGTTATTTACCTTGGTCTTGATCGACTAACACCATTAGTCAAAACTAGAAATAAAAATTTTGTTCTTGATATTTCAGAACAAGATAAGGAAGATATCCATATTTTATATAAATCCGTATTGCTTAAAGATTATCCTAATAATTTAACTGCCACTGAGACTAATACAAAAAAGCAAACTGCTGCATATATAGATCCTGAACGTACAATAGAAATGATTTCCTCAGGAGAAGATATTGTTGGACAACTATTACTTGCATTGTATTCATTTAAAAAATTAAAAGATAATTATCCGGATGATTATAAAGGTGGAATTTTATTAGTTGACGAAGTTGATGCAACACTATACCCTGCTGCACAAAATAAACTTCTCGATATATTTTTAGAAAAAGCTCGAGCATGGAATATACAAATATTCGTAACTACTCATTCACTTACTCTTTTAGAACATCTTGAAACAGAAAAAATAAAAAACCAAAGAGTAAATCGCGATGTTAAAATTTTTACAACCAATGAATCTGATATTTCAGATATCAAAATAACTGAACTTGACTTTTTATATAAGTTTAAAAATGAATTACTAGCCCAAGTAAATCAAGAACTAATATTAGATAAAGTAAAAATTTATTTTGAAGACTCTGAAGCATATTTTGTTTTCAAAAGTCTAATTCAAGGATTTAAAGATAGTAATAATTTAGCTATTTCAAAAAGAATCAAGTCGATCAATGGAGTTAGTATTTCTTCAAGCCAATATCAATCGCTTCACAAACATAAAGTTCCTGAATTTACAAAAAACTCCATTATATGTTTAGATGGTGATCAAGAAATAGACAATAGTAAGTACAAAAATTTTATTACCCTACCTAATCATGGCTCAAAAGTTAATCCAGAAGAATTTGTTTTTGATATATTAAACGATCCAAACTCTGGATTTTGGAAGCAGACTAATGATGGCTATAATTATTCAGTTTTTATGAATAATCCCAAGTACCATGTTCTAGAATTCATAAAGAACGGCTCATATGAAGAAGAATATAAAAAACAAAATGGTACATACAAAAATACAAAACCTAGAGAAGTTTGGAAGGATTGGTTTAATGATGAAAAATCAAATTGGAAAGGGCAAAATAATCCAATAGTGTATTGGAAGAATAAGAATCTTGATTCTGTTAATGAATTTGAAAAATCATTAAAAAAAGCATACGATTTTGTGGCCAAAAATAATAAAATACCTGGATTATAAAACTGGCCAAAATTTTTTAAATAGGGTATTATAAATAGAAAGGAGGAATGATTTATGAAAAATATTAGCCCTTTAAGATATCCAGGTGGAAAGTCTCAAATTTACGATTATGTTAGAGAGCTCGTTGTAGCTAACAATTCAACAACTTATATTGAGCCTTATATGGGCGGAATGGGAATTGCTTTGAAGTTACTTTTTAATAATGACGTAGAAAAAATCATGGTAAATGATTTTGACAAAGCAATTTATGCTTTTTGGTATTCCGTATTAAATTATACTGAACAGCTGATTAAAAAAATTGAAACCACACCTATCACTATCGAAGAATGGAAAATTCAAAGAGATATCCAGAATAATAAAGATAATTGTGAGGATCTGCTTTCTCTAGGTTTTTCAACTTTGTTTCTCAATCGTACAAATCGTTCAGGAATTATAAAAGCAGGTGTAATTGGTGGATTAAAACAAGACGGAGATTACAAACTTGATTGTCGATTCAATAGAGAAAAAATTATTGAGAAAATTACATTGATTGCATCTCTAAAAAAACGTATTAAACTTTATAATATGGATGCTGAAAAGTTTATTCGTTTAAATATTTCTAGAACAAAAAATTCTTTTACATTTTTTGATCCACCTTATTATAAAAAAGGACCTGGATTATATACAAACTTCTATAATCATGAAAATCATCTTAGTTTAGCCAAATCCATAAAAAAATATATGTCTAATAAAAATTGGATTCTTACATATGATGTTTCTGATGAAATTTTTAAAATGTATAGCAACCTTAGGAATGAAAAGTATTATCTAAATTATTCTGTGACAAAACCTAGTAAAGGAATTGAATATATTTTTTACTCGAAACAATTAATTATTCCAAAAGAAACACAATTTTTGAAAAAAGCTTAAATAAAAATCCCCACACTCTCCGACCGCCAAGTTTTTGAGTGTGAGGATATCCATATATAGTAAACGGCATTAAAAAGCCCTCTTTACTATACCCATTTTATCAAGAAATGAGGTGAAAATCAATGTGGATGGAACAACTTTCCAACGGAAAATACAAATTTTTTGAGCGCTACAAAGACCCTTATACCGAGAAATGGAAAAGGGTGTCTGTAACCCTTGACTCTGGATCAAGCAGGGCAAAAAAAGAAGCTCAAAAACAACTGGATGAGAAGATAGCAGAAAAACTACAAAGTCTTACTACTACAGATATGCTTTTTACAGACGTACTAAGTGATTGGTGGGAACTTCATAAAAAGTCAATCAAGCCTTCTACCATAAAGACCATGGTCTATGCTGTAGATGAAGTAAAAGATACTTTTGCGCCTGACGTGAAAATAAAAAATATCACTGCGAAGTACACTCAACAGTACTTTACTGACTCGGAAGAAAATCATATCAAACTCAAAAAGCAAAAGTCAGTACTAAGCATGGTCTTTAAGTATGCGCTTGATATGGAACTGGTAGATAGCAATCCTATCCAGCGTGTGAGACTTCCTAAAAAGGTTGTCGCATATGAAAATATGGAAAAGATTGAAGATAAGTTCCTTGAGCAAAGCGAATTAAAAAGGCTTTTAAAAGCTATGAAAAGCTATAATCGGGGCTATCACGTCGCTCGTATGGCTGAATTTATGGCTTTAAATGGTTGCCGAGTCGGTGAGGCTGGTGCACTTAAATTTGAAAACTACGATAAGAAAAAACGTACTATCACTATCAACGGAACTTTAGACCCAACCCGCAAAGGTTCTGAAGGGATTAAAACTACACCCAAAACTTTATCATCTATAAGGGTAGTTGACTTGACAAAAAAAGAAATAGAGATTATTGAAGAATTTATTGAGCTACATAAAATAAGAAAGAGTACCAATCCGTACTATAAAGATATGGGATTTATATTTGTATCAGCTAATGGAATTCCCATTCATAAATCAAGTATCGGCAAGCTCATGAAAAATGCAAACGCCACTTTAAAGAAGCCAATTAACAAACCACTTCACCCACATATACTACGCCATACACTAATCAGTACACTTGCTGAAAATAACATCCCTTTAAAAGCCATCACTCAAAGAGTTGGACATAAAGACAATGGAAAAACTACAATGGAGATCTATACTCACGTAACCAAGAACATCAAGTCAAGAGTTGTTGATGTCCTGGATAAACTTTACAAATAGTTTGCCCCTTTTTTGCCCCCTGGCACATAAAAATAAAAACCGCTAGTCCTAAGAATAGCGGTTTAATCATGTTTTTAAGCTACTAATGTAGTCGCTCTATTATTTAAGAGTAACTGAAGCTCCAGCTTCTTCCAATTTAGCTTTGATTTCTTCAGCTTCT